TTATGCACCAATATATTTAACAATCATACCTTTTGCCTTTTCATGTTTTTTATATCGTGCTTGCAATGGCTCTTCGGTCAAAATTAATTGATTGACCATGCTAATACTGATATTATATTCGTCTTTTAAAATTTCCGCTAATTCACTTCTTGAAGATGCCTTGATTTCTTTACCGTTTGGAAACAAAGCAATTGCTTCTTTTGAACAACTGTGTTTAGCGCCTGTTTTCCCATAATAATAATTTTTCTCGCCAGCGTTTGCAGCTGACATTTTTCGTTTGTGCTGATTGGTGAATGTTTTTCCATACATTGGATTATTTTCGCCTTTCCCTTTTTCACTTATCAATTTCTTTGTTTCTTCAGCATGTTTTTTACCTATGCTAATATTCGCTTTGCATTGCCCTATACTTTTATAATGTTCGGTTAATTTAGCTTCAAAAGAATATGCTTCTTGTTCTGTTTCGAAATATTTTACGATTTCCGCTTTAACGAGATTCACATTATTTTTCACAATGTTTCTCCATCGTTTATTACGATTTGAAAATTCTTTCGCTCTACGTTTTTGACCTTTACCAACATAGATTATTTCCCCATGCAATTCATGTGTATATACATAATGCTTCTTCATATCAATTTATCCTTCCTTTAGATTTATACTATTTTTTGGTAATCCCTCATTCAAATTCATCAAATCACGAAAATTTGACCGTTCAGATTCGTTTGTAGCGTGTCCCTAAAAACGTTTTAATGTTATTTATCGTGAATACGTTAAAATGTGATGCTCGTCCGTTTGAATCGTTTAGTGAAATGTACCCACGGAATGGATACATTCACATCAAAAATCAGGTATATCAACATCATTTGTTGACGTAGATGATTCTTTCAATCTTTCTTCTCTTTCTCGGTAAGCTTCATGTAAATTTTTGTGTAGTTTTTCAAAAGCACTTTCGACTGAATCATATTTGTCATCAAGATTGTTCAAAGATAATTCATCGCCACGAATATAAATTTGTTGTGAAATTAACATATCATCTATTGAACTTTCAATTACGATACAGCCATATATCGAATCCCAAACATACGAATGAAGTTCATCTTTAGCAATTTCTTCAAGTTGCTTTATTATTTCAAACGTTTTTATAATTGATTCTTTCACTTTGATATTTGTGATTTTTTCATCCTCAAGCCATTGCATTAATCCATATTTATCAATCATATCAAAGCGTTGTTTTTCCGAAAGTTCATCACGAACTTTCCATGATTCATCAATTTCATTTTGCACTTCAACCATTTTTTCAAGAACTTTCGCTCGTCTTTCAGCATCTTTCATATCTTTAATTGCACCAATTAACATTTCTTTTTTAATTCCCATTATGATCTTCTCCATTCGATTTATAATTTATTTTTTGTTTTGTTTTATCAACCGTCAACTCATCGAGTCAACGGTCATGTATTTTATAGTATTGATTCAATGTAATTTAATAAGTGTAAAATTGAATCACCGTGATTTTCACCATCTAAATAAAGTGCACCGTCTTTGTAATCAAGAGTCCAATCTCCACCGCAGTATTCGGAAATACTGTCCATATCAACAACGCCATTAGCAAAATGTAATCGGTGTTCAATATCAAATTCATCATTCATTGCCCATTCATGCACTAATTCGATTAATTCCCACCATTTTTTTGCTTTTTCTATATCTGTAATAAATCCATCTTCAATTTCATCACGTAGCTGAAATTTGTTATAAATCATGGATTGTCTCGCATATGATAATTCTTCAAACGGACAATCCCCGATAAACGCTTTTTCCAATTCGTTTAAAATTTCTTCCATCGTTTTCAATCCGTTAATTTTTTCTACCATTTCCGTGTATTGTTTCATTTCCATTTTTATTAGCTCCTTTAGGTTTCATATAATTTTATTTTCATAATTATCACCGACCCAAAAGGGTCAGTGATATTTGATTGTTTTATTTGTTCCACGTATCAATTGATAAATCAATTAATCCGAATACTTCACTATTAGGTAACCAACAAATTACATAACGTTCGCCAGTTTCTTCATCGACAACAATTTCATCATCAAATTCAACATATTCTGTCATACGCTTTCCATTGGAATCCGTGTATTCAATAGTAATTTCATTTTCATCCAATTCAGCACTTGCATTTAAATGTTCAAATTCTTCCTCATCTATGTTACTTTCTACATTTTCCATAAAAGATTTCAGAGCATCTTCAAGCGTTTTATCAAATAAATCCAGTGTGTATAGACCGTTGTACCAACAATGACCGCTAATAACACAATTGAACATTTTATTTAGAACACCTTCAGGCGTTGCGAATGTTTTCGATTCAACATTGCCCCATGTCTTTTTGTATTTTGCTTTCAATTTTGTATGTAAAACATACTCATCATTTGAAACTTCAATAATGTGATTTAATCGGAATTTCTTGTCTTTTGACACGATTTCAATTTCAATTTTTTCATCAGTTGTAACGAATGAAGATTTATCTCCGTAACGCACTAATTTAATTCCTTTTTCCTCAATTGCTTGTACCATATCGTTTAATTTTGTTTTGTTTGTCATAATAATTTCCTCCAATAGGTTAATGTTTTTTCTTTACGACATCGTTTTGACGTCGTTTACATGACTATTGTATTGATTCCGTACGATTTGTAAGGCAAAAACCGAAACTTTTTTAAAAAACTTTTTCTGAGACGAGTTTCTTCATATATAAGTGAAAATAAAAAAGGCACTCGGTAAAACACCGAGTACCTTTTAGGTGTCCCCTGTTTTAGGGAATACCTATTATGTCAGTAGGTCTGTCGTGAAATGCGACACACCTAATATTATTGGGTAGGTAACGTTTCGTTATAAACCTAAAGATTGTTTAGGGTTATAAACAATGTTTATCACCTTCAAGGGTACATATATTACATGTACCCTTGAAATAATAAAAGGCCTTGCGTAGCGCAAGACCCTTACTCCATATTCTTCAACCAAGCTTCACGTTCAATCCGTCTTTCTTCTCGTTCCCTTTCAATACGTATCGTCTCATCATCTTTAGCAAATAAGTTATTGTACACTTGATACATAAACAACACCATCATTATCCCAACTGACAGAAATAACAAGATCAATTCTATTCGTGATTTCATTGTTTAAATAACTTGGCGTATGTTTCATCGTTTCGTTTGTTTATTTCCATCATATCTCGTATCAGCTCGGGCGTTTCCACGAATACAAACACTTGGAATCTATCATCTTTTCTATTACGCATCGTGTGATTCAAGTCATGTCCCAATCGTATTAATTCAATCGCTAGAGTTTTTTTGTATATATTCTTTAGTGGTTTTTTCTTTTTCATATGTATCTCTCCCTTTTTGGCAATTGGTCAAACATTTATCTCGACAAATTTTGATATTTAACGTCACAAAATTGTGACGTTGATTTAATCTGCAGGTTAACCGAGCTTTCTAATTTATCTGAAGATAGGTCGAGAAATCGGCACATCTCATCAAAATTGATGACATCTTCACAAAATTGTGGCGGTCTAAATCATCTATTTGGTTGGAACTTAGCTCGCAAAATTTTCAATTCCTCAAGTTTATTTTCCAAATCTTCTCGTAGGAACAGAGACGTACAACCTTGTTTCTTCAAGGGCGTTATCTTTCCATTCTTAATCATGTTTGATAATCTCGCTCGTGATATTCCCAATATTTCAAGAGCCTCAGGGGTTGTTAAAATATTTGCCTTAGCCCATTTCCGTTTATCAAATTTTTGTAATATGTATTCTTCGTGCATAATATCGCTCCTTATATAAAATAAAGTTGGCAACGCTAAATTGCGTCACCAACGTTGTTTCAAACAACCTTAGAATTTAACACCACGTAGAATGTCTTCTATCCGTCGTGCAGCCAAATCATCAAACAACCGTATTACATTCAATAAGTCGTAACACTGTGTTTCTTCGAATATCTCCGCTAGTAATTCTTTATCATTCAATAGCCCATTCTCGATAAAAAATTCTAAAGTTGCAATCCCCAATTCTTTGTCCTTATGTCCATAGAATATAGTCGTCAGTGCGGAAATTGCTGAATGTACGCTTTGTCGTTTCATTTGAATCATCTCCTAAATACCATATATTGGTAAAATATTAATTTCATTATATATCTCTATCAAACCTACTGACAAGAAAAAATCACGCCATCGGTCTAGTAGGTCATGTAGTGAACACCCTAATTTATAGTAGGTCACCACATGAGCACCTAGTAGGTCACTTAGTAAACACCCTCTAGGTCATATGGTGAACACCTAGTAGGTCACCAAGTGAGCACTAACTATACTTATATAACTATACTTAGTAACTATACTTATAAAACAAAACTTATATACTCCTCGAAAACTGGCGTTTTCTCCGTGTGTCGCTCTTCTTCTTTTTGTTTTCTTTTAGGTCTATATAATGAAGAAAAAAATAATTTCAACAAAATGACCGAGCCAACTTTACGTTGACCAAAAGAACAATACAATAGTGGTGTGTTAAAAAACGACATCAAAAAAATTATAAAAAGATGTCAAAATGTCTTTCGTTATATGTCCGCTATGTACATATATAATAGGACGACTTTTAGGAGGTCATGAAAAATGGAAAACAAAATTATTAAAAAAGAAAAGACAAAAACAACATTACATTTGTTGCTTGAAGATAAAGAAAAGGCATTTGAAAAAGCGGAAAGTTTGGGGCGTTCATTCAGCGTTTACATTTCGGATTTAATACGTGCCGATAACAAAATTGAAAATTAATATTCAAAAATCAAATGGAGGAAATTATTATGACAAACTATGCTGAAGATATTTTAAATGAAGAAAAAACAGGACAAGAAGTGAAAACATCAAAACCTAAAAAGAAGAAATTTAAACACAATAAGTTTTTCGGGCGGTTATGGTTAGGTTTAGCAATCATTGATATTGTAACAATGTGTATTACACAAAATTGGAGTTCTTATTCAATCCCAATGTTAGAATTATTGATTTCGAGTTTATGTTTCACTATCAATAGAGAAGAAGAAATGAATGACATCGCTGATGAAATCATTGAGCGACAAGATAAAGTTATTCAAAATCAAAAAACCATAATCGAATGTCAAAAAAAAATCGGATTCCACCAAAATTAAATGAGTCACTCCGGTGGCTCTTATATTTTTATAACTTAGGAGATGACAAATATGAGTACTAAAAGAATTTTTGCAGTGAGAATGGTTAATTATTTATTAAGCAACGGATACCCACCAGTGAAAATATCCAAACGTGATAACGAGGATAAATTGGTGTTCCATTTTCAACAAAGCGAAAAATTAAATGAACTATTGAAGAATTACCCATTCTAAAATTTGAAATTACAGGGAGTAAACGAACATGACAACTAAAGAAAATTATTTATTGGACCCAAAATTTGACCAAAACAAATTTTATCAAATGCGTAAAACAATGTTTAAAGAAGACCGAATCATGAAGGATAAACGAGGAAAACACAACGCAGTATTATTATACGGTGGAATTGAAGACAAGATCAATTTATCGAAAAAAACACATTTAGAAAAAGGCGATAGCAGTTTTATGACTCTTGATGGTGAATACTATTGTGTTTTCCCAGTAGGAACCGCAAAAGAAGAATTAAATATTGAACGTGGGAAATACAATCAGCATAAGGCGTTATTACGAGATGCAGGGTTGATTCATTATGAACCACAAGAAGTAGAAAAAGAAGGCGATGCTTCAAGAATCACATATACACCGTGGGATATTTGGGTACAACAAAACGGATTGTATTCTGATGGCGAATGGATTATTCCACCGTCAATGGATGATTACTATAATCCAACTGATATTGTAACGGTACAACCGACTATTACACCAATATCATATGATGAAGGACAACAACCTATTGGTGAACTTGATAAACCAATTACGCAGGAAGACATTGCCGAATATGACGCACTGATGAAACAAGCACATGCACTCGCAGTTCAATTTCATAAAGCAAATCGTCTACCCGAATTGACACCGATTGTTGAAAAACATTTAGGTGAAGGCAATAAATTAAATGAAACAATTGTTAAGGACTTACCATTGGTACGTCAAATATATGCGGATATGGAAAATCAATTTACATCTGAAATATTGAATAACCTTTAAAAGTTGAATATTTATATTCAATTATTCAACTAATATAATTATATAGGAGTGGTGCTATGGCAATGCTAACAACGTGTAGTCACGGTAAGTTGATACCAATAGGAACTACATGTGATTGTAATAAACGGACGGTAGCACGTATCAAACGTGAACCAAATGATGTAGATAAATTACGTAACACTCACCGATGGAAACGAATAGTACAACCACGGATTATTGAACGTGATGGTTGTGTGTGTCAACGATGCTTGATTAAGTATGGAATCATAACGACAAGCAAACTATCGGCACATCATATCAAACCAGCGTCCAAATATATTGAATTGTTCTTCGATGAAAGCAACTTAGTTTGTTTATGTATGACATGTAATAGGCAATTAGGAACTCGAGAACAATTAGATTTTGATTATGAAATACCAAACGAATATGAATACAAATTGTAGAGTTTATCGAAAATGATGAACTCTATTTTTTTATGCAATTTAGTAGATATCCCCCTTATGCAAATAAAAAAAATCCTTGGGGGAGTGTACGGACAATAGGGGACTCCATTTTCTGTGGATGTACCTAAACGAAATTTTTATGTGAAATTGAAAACAAAGAAAGGTTGATAAATATGGCTAGACCACGTAAACCAGCACGATTTAAACAAGGCAAATCCGAAACAAAACAACAATTATCCGTTCGTGAAGAACAAGAGCAACGACTCATGGGTGATAACGATAAATTGCAATACATACCAAATTACCTCGATGAAACCGCAAAGGCATATTACAAATTTTTAATTACGGAAATGGAAATTAGCGGTCTTCTTACTAATTTGGACATACCGTTGCTAGAACAAACAGCGGATGCACTAGCGAAACTTAAACAGTGTGATGACATTATCAACAAAGAAGGTCTTATCATTCAGCAAATTGACCGCTACGGACATGAAGTAATGAAAGATAACCCAGCAATTAAAATCAAAATGCAATACATGAATGTATTCAAATCGCTATCGACTCAACTTGGAATGTCCCCTTCTTCTCGTGCCCAATTGGCAGGCATGCAAATTGAGAAAAAACAAGAAGAATCAGACCCACTACTACAATTACTCGGAGGTAAATAATAATGAATATACTCGACCATAAATCATATCAATATGCTAAAGATGTAGTCGATGGAAAAATCGTTTCCGCAAAATACATCAAGAAAGCGTGTCAGAATTTTATAGATGACATACAAGATCATAACTGTAAATATTTTATAGATGAAGAAAAATTGTCATTGATTACGAATTTAACAAAATTAATTAACATGGCGGACGGATTGCGTGTCGGTCAATCGGCATATGAATCATTGGTTGGTTTCCAATGGTTTTTCCTTGTGAATGCTTTATGTTGGTATCACAAAGATAATAAAGAAAAACGACGTTATGAAAAATCTGTATTATTAATCGCACGTAAAAGCGGAAAATCATTCTTAACCGCATTGTTAATTTTAATTTTGATGATTTTGGAACCAAAAAACAGTGAGTTCTACTCCGTTGCCCCAGACCGTGAACTTTCCTCAATTGTAAAAAATGAAATTGCTAAAATGTTAGAAGCGAGTCCATTAATCAATAAAAAATTTAAAACAGTTAGAGCGGAAGTACGTTTTGAACTAAAGAATTCAAAATTTATTCCATTGGCATATTCCGAAAACCGCCTTGATGGTCGTAAAGCGAATGTATTCGTCGCTGATGAAGTTGGAGCATTGAAAACACGTTACCCAATTTCCGCTATGGAATCATCCCAAATGAACATGGTCAATCGTGCTGGCATCTTAATTTCTACCGCTTATGAATCATTGAATAACCCAATGACCGAAGAAGTAGAATATGCTGAAAAAGTTCTCGATGGTTTGGTTGAAGATGAAACGCTATTTGCATTGTTGTACAAGCCCGATGATATAAAAGATTGGTTATCCGATGAAGCACTTTTACAAGCGAATCCTTTAGCAATTGAACTACCTGAGAACTTGGAGCAATTAAAAAAACAACGTAAAAAGGCAATGGAAATTCCTTCAGAAGAAACAAATTTCAAAACTAAACACATGAACATTTTCGTTGATGGCATTGAAACCGAAGTATATGTTTCCACTGATGATTTACGTAAAGGGAAATTGGACGAGCCATTCGATTGGGAAGGGCGTAAAGTTCACATTGGCGTCGATTTATCACAAACCAATGATAATACCGCAGTATCAATGGTTACATACGATGAGGAAAACGATAAATTTATTACTAAAGTGTGGGCATTTTTACCTGAGGGTAATATTGAAACAAAAAACAAACTTGAAAAAATTGATTATCGTATCATGAAAAAAAATGGTTTTTGTTTCTTTAGCGGTAACAAAGTAATCAATTACGGCGACATTGAAAAGTTCGTCATGGATCTTGAAGATACTTACAGAGTAACAATTGGTCAAATTGGTTATGACCGATACAATGCTATGTCATCTGTTAACAAATGGGACGAAGCGAGTTATGTCACTGTTGAAGTTAAACAACATTCCAGTTATTTGCACCCAGCAACTAAATTGCTAAAAGAAACGATTCTCAATGAAAAATTCAACTATGAATCGAATAGATTGTTTGAAATTAACGTAGCGAACGCTCGTGAAGTCAAAGATAACAATTTGAATAGTTACGTAAATAAAAAGAAATCGAAAGGCAAGATTGATATGTTAGCAGCAACAATAAATGCTATGTATCTATGGAACCTTGAATTGTTGGAAGGTAAAAGCGTATATGAAGACCGAGGGCTTATTATGTTGTAAAAAACTTTCGTTTTTTTGCGTTTTGCTCTTTATTCATCGTCAAGAACTGTATATATATTATGAGGGTCACTGAGCATGACCTTTAATGCCTTTTGTCATAGGCATTTTCCTAAGGTGTTATAGTTTTTAGTCCCGTCTTTATCGGAAAAAGGCGGGATATTTTTTATGAAAGATGGTGACCACATGGCAGTATTAGATAAATCGCTAATTAAAATCATTGGCGAAAATGAATATTATAGGATTCTTGCAATAATGGAATTAGAAGAAGCACAAGCAAGAGAAACCGAATTAAAACAAGTGGAAGCGTTAGAAATAATTAATGAAATGTTATCAAAACATGACCAACCGCCACTTACATTATCGTGGATTAAAAAATGGTGGAATGAATTTAAATGATTTCCGTTGTAGCAATTATCATCGTCACCCATATCGTAATCCCATGCGAAATTCCTCGGCGGTGATAATTGGTGTAACGGAAATTGCACCATATTTACAGTAACTGTTACTTCCATTTCTGTTACTGTTTTTCGGAATGTGTAAATGTCACTTCTTCACATTTGCACGTAGTTCTTTTAATTGTTTTTCGTGCCAACAATTTACCGTTTTGTTGGCATTATAAAGGAATTAAATATTTAACGTAGGCGTAACCGAGTGTTACGTCTATTTGTATTTCTCATGAAAGGACGTATAAAGAATGTCAAATGTTATTACAAGAGCAAGAGATTCATTTCTCGGTTTTTTTGAAAAACGAGATATGACCGCAGAAACAATAAAAGCACTGACACAATCGGCACCCACTACAGAAGAGTCAGTAATGACCATTTCGACTGTTACAAGTTGCATGGATATTATCACTGGTTCAATGGCACAAATGCCTGTTCATTTGTATCGTGAAGCAGAAGACGGATCAATGGAGAAAGTTCATGATGATTACCGCATAAAATTGTTGAATGACCAATCAGCACCAAATATGAATGCAATTAATACAAGAAAATTAATGGTCAAAGATTATATGTTGCACGGTGAAGTTTTTATTGACATCGAAAGAGAAAAAGAAGTTATCAACGACAACATTACCGTTTATGGGGATATTGAAAAACTTGTTCATTTACCAGCCAAAAATGTGAATGTGCAAGCATATCATGATGGGAAAAATTTAGTAAGTGCTGACTTCACATTAACAACACTTGAAGGAAATAACATCTTTTTTAAACAAAAACAAACAACAAATTTGAATGAAGGAGATTTACTCCGTATTTTAAACAACCCATTGAATACGTATCAAGGTGTTGGTGTGTTAAAACGTGGAGAAAAAATTTTAAGTCAAGCTTTAGATGAAATGGAGTACACATCTAATATTTATAAAAACGGTGCAATGCCGACAGGTGTGTTAAAAACAAACGCTCGTCTTAAACAAAGTATGGTTGACCGTTTAAGAGATGCTTGGGCTTCTTTATACGGCGGTGTGCAAAACTCCGCAAAAACGGTGATTCTTGAAGAAGGTATGGAGTATGAACAAATTTCACTGAATCCTGATGAAATTCAAATGCACCAAACGAAAAAGGAAACAAACTCTGAAATTTGTAAATTATTTGGTGTGCCTGAGTCAATGATTAGCATTGCAGCTAACAAATATGGCTCACTTGAACAGAACCAATTACATTTCTTAAAGAGCACTTTAACTCCAATCATCGTAGACTTTGAAAATGCGTACAATCAATATTTGCTAACTGAGGAAGAAAAAGCAGAAGGATATTTTTTCCGTTTCGACACTTCCGAATTGATTCGAACAACGGAAAAAGAAAAAATCGAAGCGGTTGGACTGGGTCTTGAAAAAGGATTACTTACAATCAATGAAGCTCGTTACAAATTAGATTTACCACCAATTAAAAATGATGTGTTCATGTGGGGATTACAACATGCCTTATACGACCCTGAAACAGGCGAAATGAAAGTACCTAATATGGACGGTGGGACAACAAATAAACAGAAAGAAGGCGTTGCCGATGGCAAACCAAACAATTGAATTACGTAATTATGATGTGAGCCTGTCGGAAGTCAACGAAACTTCTGATGGGCTTCTTTTAGTTAGAGGGATTGTTAATCGCCCTGGTTCTTGGTCTGAACCATTACCAGCGAAGAATGGGAAAGCATTCATCGAACGTATTATGCCTGATACATTCGCCAATGCGATTAAACGTGGTGGCAATATCAAATTTCTCAAAGAACACAATCGAGATAAGTTACTTGCATCAACAAAAAATGGAACTTTGAAACTTGAAGAAACACCTGAAGGTCTTTACATGGAAGCTCGTATTTCTCCAACTCAATATGGAAAGGACACTTATCAATTAATTAAAGATGGCGAATTATCGTCAATGTCCTTCGGAATGACAGTTCTCAAAAACACTTGGGAAAAAGCAGGAGAAATCATGAAAAGAACAATTACTGACCTTGCTTTATCAGAAGTCAGTTGTGTAAGCGACCCCGCTTACGTTCAATCAAATATCCAAGCACGCTCTATAGAAGTCGTAAATGAAATTGAAATCCCAAACATGAAAGAAAGGAACTTAACAGATATGAATATTAAAGAACTCCACGAACTAAAAACAAAAATTTACAACGAAAACAAACAAATTTTAACAACAGAAAATCGTTCGCTCGATGAAGGTCAGCAATATGCAAAATCTGAAATTCTCGCAGAATTACGTTCGATTGATGAAAAAATCCAATCAGTTGAATATACCAATAAAACAGAAACAAGAGGAGCAATTACAATGAATAAAAATAATACTTTCGAAACAGAAACTCGTGCGGTAGAGCAATTCATCCGTAAACAAGATGGAGAAGAACTTCGTGCAATGCAAGCTAACTACGGGACACAAATAGGAACAGGATTTTTAACTATCCCAACAATAATGTCAGATTATATCGTTGAAAAATTGAATGAGCAAGCACCAATTTTTGCTCGTACTAACAACTTCACTCCTGTAAGTGGATTTTTAGAAATTTTACGTGAAAAATCAATGGGTACTGCTGGATTCGTCGGTGAAATGGAAGATGTTGTTTTAAACGATTTCACAATGGACAAAGTACGTTTAGACCAAAAACGTGTTGGTACTGCTATTGAGCTTTCTCAACAATTAGTAAATGACTCAGGTATCGACGTTGTTAACTATTCTATCGGTTTACTATCTCGTCGTCTTGGTTTAACGCTTGATAATTCTGTTTTAATCGGTAAAAAAGAAAAAGGCGAATTTGAAGGTATCTTAAATGACCTTACAATTGGCGAACAAGCAGGTCTTGCTACTAATGTTATCGCAATCGAGGAATTACTTGACCTTTACAACTCAATGAACCCTGCGTACATCGGTGGAGCAGTTTGGGTAGTATCTCGTCAAACGTTCAACATGATTGCTAAACTGAAAAATGACAAAAACGGTGAATACTACTTAGTACGTGACGTTGCTGAAACTGGCCCAGTCTTCAAGTTATTCGGTCAACCTGTTTTAATTAACGACACAATGCCAGCACCAGAAACTGGACAACGTGCTGTATTATTCGCTAACTTCAGCGAAGGTTATGTAACAATGACTAAAAAAGGCTTAAACTTACAACACATCACTGGTGACAGTAAACAAGCTTTACGTGGTTCTCAGTTAATCGTATTAGATGGCTATATGGATGGTAAAGTATTGAATCCAGCGGCTATCAAAGTTTTAAAAATGAAGTAATCCATTAGGAGTCGATTTTCCGACTCCTAATTTTTTTTTATGAGTAAAATCAGCATTTTATTAGATTCTCAAAGATCATATTTCTTCATGTGGCTTCCTTACAAATCAAAGTGATTCAATATAATAGTATTATAAGTTGCATTTGTTTGCCTTCTCAAACAATGTAATTTAAAACATCATTCGGTAAAAATGTTCGATTCGAGATAGTGAATAACGAATTTTAGGTTTGTTTCGCTACGACCACGCATCATTAATTTGGTGTGTGGTCATTTTTTTGTTTATGTATGTTATAGTTCATATATTATTTTGGATTTACGCTTTAATGCGTTGCTAACGGTTAAATACCATGTTCTTTTAGATGTGTTCCACTTCTTCAATGACAAAAACGCTTCCCAATCAACCTCATATATCGCCTGTAGCGAAACATCTTCATCAAATAACACCACAATCACATAATCGAACAATTTTTCCTGTGGCATATCGGAGTCAGGGTCATTGAGACCATTGAACACTCCTGTCATTTTGGTACGTGTGGCTTTTATACTATAACGTTCATTTGTATCACTAATGGCATCTATGTGCTTCATTCCTATTTCCACCATACGCAAATTTGGTAAATGTGGCGAATTACAGTAATGTTCAATTGCAATAGATTCCCCAATATCGCCTACGAAATTGCGTGTGCGTGTCACTTTACGCTTTTTAAACATCTTCATGAGTTTACTATATTCTTTCAATCCATCAGCAATTGTCATATTTTCATATTCTTCATCGGATGGCATACATATCACCCCCATATGGCATACGTCATTTTTACCACATACAGGAAATACCGTCATTCAAACGACTGTTCGTTGAATATTAATATTCAATAAAATATCCTTAAATCTCGTTAAATATGGTCAAAAATGAGCGTATATCACTCGTTGAGCCATTGATAAAAAAATTGATTCATTGGATTGTCATATATTTTTGTACCGTCACGGAATGCAATGTGATTGATTATGTTGTTAATCGTGCCACGGATATATGATTTGAGATTACGTATATTATTTTTATTTTTGATTTCATCAATGACTTTAGAAAACATCTTCCTACTGATTCCGTTTTTACGTGCATGTACATATTCCTCGTGAATAATATCGTTTTGTATAACGTCCTCTTTGTTAACAATACTAGTATTTAAATTATTATTATGATTAGAAGAATAAACTACGGAATGAGTAGAAAAACAACTAGAAGGAGATTCAGCAATATCATGACATTCCGTATCATCATTGCATTGCTCCGTTTGTTCTCCGTTTGACACTACCGTTTGACATTCTAAAGGTTGCACCGTTTTAGGGTCTCCTTTTTCTTGTGGAATCAGCGTAAATACTAACGAAGCGAATTGTTCTGATACATTACGATTTTGTTCAATCTGAACTAAATCCGCACATTTATCCTTAATCTTCTTGAGGTTTCGTGAAATAGTAGAAGCGGTAACGCCACATTTAATTGCAAGCGTAGAATTTTTCTGTGACACTACGAACGAAGCTTTTGCGTAAGCTTGTTGAGAAATTGCCTCGATAATAATAAACAAGGTGGATCGATTTTTAACGTTCAGTCGTTCAAGCAAACGTTTCTGAATGTGGTTGATTTCATTTTTAATATCCATACATAATTCTCCTTTTGATTCAAAGAGACAATCATGCTAAAATAAAAGCACAATAGTCCTTTGGGATTGTTGTATCATGGGTAAACGAGCGGTAGGATGCCAGTCCTATAATCCGTTCGTTTTTTATTTTTTATCGTAAATTCATTAGCGGACTTGTTTTTTGTGCCATTTCCAATATATTTTCCGTTTCAAGTCCTTGAAGATAGCGTTTTGTCACTTGAATATTCTCATGTCCCGCAATCTTTGAGCATGAATACAGGTCTAGCCCGTTCCTGAGGTTTGCCTGAATGGCGTAATGACGTAATGTATGCGGACTACAACGAATGTCTTTTCGAACGTCAGCACGTAAACCAGCGTTTTTGACGATGTTTTCAATTTGCACCGTACATATCGGTTTGCCAGCCCTTGTTAAAAAATAATTATCATGCTCCAGTGCCTTCTTCTCGAAATACTTCGCTTTAATCCGCTCGTATCTTATCATGTACTTCTTGAGCATCAAGCTTATTGGAGCGAATCTCCATTTCGAGCCCTTTCCCATAATTCGTATATTCGTATCGTAAACCCACTCAGATTGTAAATTGATTAATTCCGACATTCGTATGCCTGTATCAACAAACATTGCAAGGATGACCTTGTTACGTGCGTTTAAATACGATTTAAAATCATAGGAATCAATCATTTTTGCCACTTCATCATCCGTGAACGTCTTTATCACTTCTGTATCTTCTTTCAGCAATTTGATTTTGTTCATAACATTCATCGGTACATATTCTTCGGTCACAAGATATTTGAAAAAGCTCCTCAAGGATTTAATCAATGTATTAATGTAATTCGCTTTCTTGCCTAATCCAATTTGATGTTGAACAAATTTCTTAATATGAAATGGCGCTATATCCTCAATATCATCAACTTCATGATGTTCATTCAAATATGTTATCAGCAATCCCACATTGTACTTGTAGGTATCAATCGTCCTATCCGAATAGTTCTTAATCTTCAATTCGAATATAAATTCCTTTAACAAATTATCAAGCAAAACAAAAAACCTCCTGTCTACGTGGATTAACACATAAACAAGAGGTTTGTGTATGACAAACTTCATCGTGTCGTATTGCTTACCTCGAACGTAAGCAATATAACGTGTACAACAAAGTTCAGTCGATTTTTTTACTTATTACGATTATCGTTTGATGTTGTAAAATGACTTGATACCGTCATATACAGCGATTTCGCCTAACTCATCCTCGATACGTAATAATTGGTTATATTTAGCAATACGGTCAGTACGGCTCATAGAACCAGTTTTGATTTGGCCAGCGTTAGTTGCAACTGCGATGTCAGCGATTGTAGCATCTTCAGTTTCACCAGAACGGTGAGATACAACTGCTGTGTAACCAGCACGTTTAGCCATTTCGATAGCTTCGAAAGTCTCAGTTAAAGTACCGATTTGGTTAACTTTAATTAAGATTGAGTTAGAGATACCTTTTTCGATACCTTCAGCAAGTTTTTGTGTGTTAGTTACGAATAAGTCGTCACCAACTAATTGTACTTTATCACCGATACGCTCAGTTAATAATTTGTGACCATCCCAGTCGTTTTCGTCTAAACCATCTTCGATAGAGATGATTGGGAAGTCTTTGCAAAGCTCTTCGTAGAAATCAACCATTTCTGCAGAAGTTAAGCCAGTACGGCCTTCGCCTGCAAGGTCATATTTACCAGTTTCTTTGTTGTAGAACTCAGAAGAAGCAACGTCCATTCCTAAGAATACGTTCTCGCCAGCTTTGTAACCAGCTTTTTCGATAGCTTCGATGATTACTTCTAATGCTTCACGGTTAGAACCAAGGTTTGGAGCGAATCCACCTTCGTCACCTACTGCAGTGTTAAGACCTTTGTCATGTAATACAGCTTTAAGTGCATGGAATACTTCAGCACCCATACGGATTGATTCTTTGAATGTTGGAGCACCAACTGGTAAGATCATGAACTCTTGGAAGTCTACGTTGTTATCAGCGTGAGAACCACCGTTGATGATGTTCATCATTGGAGTTGGTAATTGTTTTGCATTGAATCCACCAAGGTAACGGTATAATGGAAGACCTACGAAGTCAGCTGCTGCGTGAGCTACTGCCATAGATACACCAAGGATAGCGTTAGCGCCTAGTTTACCTTTGTTTGGAGTGCCATCTAATTCGATCATAGCACGGTCGATACCAGCTTGGTCAGTTACGTCGAAACCAACGATTTCTGGAGCGATTGCTTCGTTAACGTTGTTTACTGCATTTAGAACACCTTTACCAAGGTAACGAGATTTGTCACCGTCACGTAATTCTACTGCTTCGTGCTCACCAGTAGATGCACCACTTGGTACGATAGCGCGTCCGAAAGCGCCGCTTTCTGTGTAAACTTCTACTTCTACAGTTGGGTTACCACGAGAGTCAAGGACTTCGCGAGCATAAACATCAATAATTGTTGACAT